GTGGTATAATAGTACCAACTGCCGCAACCACAGCAGGAGAAAGAATCTGATAACTAAAGATAGGATAATATGTTTTACTGTTTGTAGGAAGTCCAGGCTGTGCGTTATAAATAGGTACTGTCAATGTTTCATAACTATTAGGGAATAACTTTTTGATATTTAATAAATCTGCTAAGGTTTCAAGACCTTGTGTTTTACAATTTAATGAAACCAATATACTTTCTAAATCTACTCCGGAAATTATATTAAAGGCTGCATATATTTTTTGCTGTTGACTAGTGGTAACATTTACATTATTAGAAACTTGTTCTACTTCTGCGTTAGTTAGACCACTGGCCATTAATGCTAAAACCACTGACTCTGTTAATGCATTATACGTTTTTAATGTTTCTAATACATTAGACGGGAAACCAAAAGTTCTAGTTTTACTTAAATTGATTGCTTTACCTAATGCAATTAAATCTTGACCAAATACTCTAGTTGATAAACTGATACCGGTGATATCACCAGTAATCAAGTCATTCATATTACTATAAGTACCTTCTAAGAACGTAAATGATTTTTGCAATGCCATTATGGATTGATTAGAATAATCAATAAATGAACTTGCTTCTGTCCATGATCCTAAGAAGTCAGTATAATACCCTGTCAAATTTAAGGTATCATTATAATTAAATTCGTTATATGCTTGCCATGCGTATAGTCTGACAAAGCCATAACTTGCAGTCTCGCCTGAGTATGCAGTACCCCAACCAGGGTAACCAGAATAATTATAGTTACTAGGTTTAGTATTACCCAATGCAGGTATAGTTGTACTACCCATTGCAATTAGGTTGTTGTATGTAGTAGAGGTTAGATTTCCTGCATTATACTGAACCCATCCTTGACGGATAGAATCAGTAAGTTTGCTTAATGAAGATATTGATCCATTAGTATAATTGCTTACGCTAGTACTTGACCCCATATATCCAGCGGCAGTCCCATTAATCCAAAAGCCATTGCCTTGGAGTAAACCACTCATTACATTGACACCTAAGGGACTTTGCTTACCTGTATTACTCATGGAACAAACACATCACTACTTCCCTGAACGATACTATGACCGCAGGAATTAGTTGATCCTATTCTTAGTACTGGACTACCTTCAGCAAATACAGTGGGACTACCTGATGTTGTAGTTGCGGCGGCATGTGGTGGGTGGGGTTTCCTCCAAGGAGCATGTGGACTAATTTGACTAACATGTAGTCCTATAGGAAGTCCATTAACAAATACTGTGCCGGCGCCCCGCATTATGGTGCCTCCGGTTGTATTTGTATCACCTTTTCTACTCGCCCCTGCCATATTTTATCCTAAAATTAGTTTCTTCTCTGGTACTTGAATACCAGTGGTTGCCTCAATATACTTGACTTTAATAGAGTCATCAGTTTGTGCAACCATCGCAATACTATTAGTATTTAGTTTAAATTCTTCCTTCGGATTTGCAGTAAACACGCTAGGAATCATTTGTAGACCTTGTTGTCCCGGGGCAATAGAGACTGGCTCTGCTATGATAATAAAATCTGCTCCTGCTAAAATAACTTTAGCAATGAGTTCTTCTCCTGAATTTAATTTGAATGTGTATACTTCATTTGTTTTTAGTGCTACTTGCATTAGATACTTTCTGTTAATTTTTGTTTAAGTTCGGTGAAACCACCAATTAGTACCCCATCTAAAATAATCTGAGGTACTGTTCTTGCTGTTGGAATTGCTTCTAATAATTCTTCTTTGGTATAACCATCTCCAATTTTGCGTTCTTCAAAAGTTATACCTTTTTGTTTCATTAATGCCTTTGCCTGATCGCAATAAGGACAATGATACTTACTCCATATTATGGCTGTCATATTCTTTCCTTAACAATTTTATTTCTTTGCAGTAGCTGCCGTAGTAACTTGAATGTTACTTACACTCCAGTATGAACTACTATTGTTGCACAATGCTCCCCAAGCACAACTGCCATTCCACCATGGTGCAGAGCCCGGGCCTGTTGGACTGTAACCTTGCCAGAATGAAATCACGGGCCAGTAACCGTTTTGCATTGTAGTAGTCAAATCATTCATATCTACTGTGCCGCTACCTTGTGCTCCTGATCCAGTACTGCTATCATAAACTACAACAATTGTAGAACCTTGCTGATAAGTTACTACCATTTTAGGTGTATCGTATGTAATAGTTGTAACTAAATCAAACGGCTTACTCATGTCAATACTAGTTATGTCATACAATCCATTAGCTGGATCGTTCTTCATGTTAGCACTAGTAAAGCAACTATTGTTTAGTGCTGTACTAGAATATGCATATTCATACCGTTGTGGTGCTGAACTGCCACCATTACCTAAATGTAATGTAGTTTGAAACAACTTGTTACCATTTGTTTCCATAAGATCAAGTTCTCTACAGTTCCATTGATTATTATTTCCACCAGCATCACAATAGTTGTTTCCAATTGGTTGTACTGACGGGTTATTTGGATTCTGTACTAGATAGATACTAGCATTGACATAGTTGCTTGACAACTTGCTCAAATCAACAGTGGCTCTAAACTCAGTAATGTTGGCATAACTTTGTGTTGATACAATTCTACCAGCTTGACATTGAGTGCCTGCGCCAAATGAGATAGAGTTGCCACTGATAGTAGGTGCGCCACCTGATGTGCAATTTGCACTATAATCTAATACAAATGACGGTGTAGACGATGTTGCTTTTGGAGCTTCAGATGTTTTAGTACAGGCTGATAATACTAATAAACTTAGTATGACTAATAATTTTTTCATTTTTTCCTTTATTAAATGTTTGGTAATTCATCATAAATTATATTATCGGTCATAACTCCGATTACGTAATTTGTTGATTCGTTTTCTTGTAATGCTGTCTGTTTCTTGCTAGTATCAACGTGCTTATTAAACCACGGAATAGGAGTACTTTTTGGTGCTGGACTATTATATCTAATACCAATTTCTTTTAATGCTCCCACAGCCGTATAATCAACAAAGTCTTTTAATACTGTTGCGTTCAATCCAATGACCGGGCCCATTTTGAACAAGTAGTCTGCCCATTCTTTTTCTTCACGTATAACATCCATGTAAAGTTGATAGACTTCACTTTCGCATTCTGATTTAACCTGTGCAAAACGACTATCTTCTTTAACTACTTGATTAATAAGGTAGGCAGTCCAGCCTTTATGTAGAAGTTCATCTTGGAGAATTAAACTGATAATATTGCCATTACCAATAAAGATTTTGTTCTCAACCATTGCTAACGATGTAGCGAATGATACCATAAAGCGGAATGCTTCCAATGCGTAACTGGCATGCAATGCCATATAAATTGCTTTGATGTGTTCTTTTTCGTTCACATCCAAATCTAACTCCTTGCGACAATTGATTACATGCAAGGCTTCGTAGTAATTACCCACGCTACTTGCCATATCAACAATCTCTTTTGTATCATGTATAGTGTTGAATACATCTTTGGGTATGTTATAAATGTTACGAATAATATGACTATAACTACGACTATGAATGTTAGTCTCAAAGAAACTCCAGTTATAAATCAATGCTTCTAGTTCTGGCAATGATACTACTGGTGTGAATACTTGACTAGGTGCACGACCTTGCAAGCTATCTAGTGCTGTTTGACGCAATAGGTTGCTGGTAAAAATATGCTTAACTGCATCGCTTGCTTCTTTGAAGTCATTGGCATCTTTTGTTAGTGATACTTCTTCCGGAACCCAAAAGAAACCACGTGCTGTTGTTTCAAAGTCTGCAATCTTTTTATATTTTACTTCTTCAAATCTTTGAATGGTTACGGGACCTTCCGGGTCCAAAAACATTTTTCTATTCAAATAATCTGTCTTTGTATTTAGGTTGTATTGTTGTTTACTCATAATTTACATGCTTCGCAATCTTCTTCATCCATATCATTAAAGCCACTTGGCAAATCTAATACAGTTTCATCTTGGCTCTTACTACCTGCTTTGTTAATCAAGCTGTAGTAAAAAGTCTTTAAGCCCCAATAGTGACTTTGCATTAAGTTCTTAGCAATCAACGTTGTTGGGACTTTACGTTCAGGGAAATGTGCAGGATTATAGAATGTGTTAGTTGAGATACTTTGGTCAACATAAGCCGCAATCACAGCCGCTGTCTTTAAGTAACCATCACAATCTTTTTGTTCCCACATCATTTGATATTTGTTTTTTAGTTTATGGTATTCGGGAACAACTTGCACAAACGATCCTGCTTTACTTTCTTTTACACTAATTAAACTCATAGGCATTTCAATGCCATTAGTAGAATTAATTACGACACTGCTTGATTCTACAGGAGCTACTGCCATTTGTGTAGCATTACGGACACCGTATTCTTTCATATTAGTACGTAATGTTTCCCAATCTAATTCAGGAGTAAAGTTTGTTAATTCATTAACACCCCTGGCTCGCAATTCCCAAGGGAATACACCTTGTCCATATCTTGTTTTATCACTACCTTCGCACTTGCCACGTTCTTTAGCAAGTTCAACACTGACCTCAGTTAGGTAGAAGGATTGATATTCCATCCACGATTTAACTTCGGCTAAAGCCTCCTTCTCACCGTACTTGAGATTTCGCTTGGCGTGCCAGTATGCAAGGTTGGTGATACCGATTCCAAGAGGTCTGATTTCGTCATTGCTCAATTTACTTTGAATACTCAAGAAGTCTTGGTAATCAAGGATATTGTTAAGACTGCGGTGGAGTATACGGCAAGCCCTACGCATATCTTCTGGATTACGGAAAGCTCCCCAGTTAATACTACCCAACGTACATAAAGCAATGCGACCATCAGCGTCATCAAGACGCTTGAAAGACTTAGTAGGTAAAAGTATTTCACAGCATAAATTACTCTGGTAAATTGTATGATATTCAGGATCAAATGGTCCTTGGTTCATTACATTATCAATGAATACAAGATATATTCGACCTGTGTCTGTGCGTTCTTTCAGAATACCACTCTTGAATACTTCTTCAGCACTCATAGTT